AATTAAGTCCTGCCCAATGGGCAGGACTTAATTTAATTCTTACGGAACCGTAGTATTAAATTACGCCCACCCCCACGCGTGGGGGTGGGCGTAATTTAATACTTGGCGGTATATTTAGTAACTAAAACATATACCACGGTTCCGTAAGAATTAAATTATGGAAGATGATCCACCTCGCAAAGGATGGTTGTACCGCCAAGTAGGTGATAACTAGAATAAAATTGCAGGAGAATAAAATTGAAACAACTTCAAAAATAAATCAGAATCTGTATTAAACAAAATGATTGGAATCGGAACTCCCATACTTGATATTGCAGATGGACTGATTCAACAGGATGCAGCTTGCATTGCAGGCAACACCGTTGTTCTTTGTGACGGGCACGGTAAACGCGGGCACGACTTTTCCAAGGCAGTGAGCGATTACATGATTGCATCACCCATTGTAGATCCGTTGGCTCTCTTTGCTGAAACAAATATCTACCTTCATATGTTATTTCCTCTTGATGTGGATGGAGGTACGACCTGCACTCATGTCCACTTTCATCCTGAATCACATGTGATGACCGTCGCCAATATTGGTGATTCATCGGTGCATTATTGGGATGCGGTCGGACCAGGTACACCTGCCAGTATTGACCACTGTCCCTGTAACAAGGACGAGTTTATACGCGTAACATCTGCAGGCGGGCTTTGCCTCTTTGGAAACGATGGACTGCCTGGACGAGTCAAATCGCCGACCTATATTCCTCAAGCCGATGGATCGCTTCGCTATAATGCAGAAGGGATGAACTCGATGAAAAATGTGCACGGAGAAGCCGCTGCCTATCTGGAAGGTCGTGGTACACCGGTACGATTGGCAGTCACCCGTGCCTTTGGGGACTGGGCTCTTGTTCCGCATGGAATGATCACCACCCCCAGTATCACCACCGTATCTCCTCCATCTGCAGGCACCACCCGTGCGGTGGTCATTGCATCGGACGGCTTGTGGGATATCATGAACTACGAAGATATTTCTGCCATTGTGCGTGATCCTAAATTCATGGATCCAAAGGATGCGACTGCTGCGGCGACCGCGTTGATGGCAATTGCCATTCCTGCCGGTCGTGCCTTGTTTGGACCGCACCAAGACAACACCACCATCGTGGTAGTCTATTTGTAAAATTCATAATTCTTCTTTACTATTATAAATAGTGAAGAGAACGTATAAAGCAAAGCTGCTATATAATTTTTTGAATGGATTCGTAGGAAGTAAGGAGGGGGAGACTTACAACCCGATTTCACCATTGTTATAAGTTTTTAGTATAAAAATATCCGTATTAGTTCCCCCTATTTATTCTATTTATTTTTTTACCGCATTTAAACGTAACTTATGTAGAAAGAGTAGAAACAATGAGCATAGAACGATCGTACAATCCCTGGAATCTCGCCAATCGGGTTATACCCGATGGCGAGATTACACGTATACTAACCACTTATGGAGTAAAAGAGAAACCGGCAAGTATGGAATTATTTCGTCAAGCCTGTATTCATCGAAGTTATGTAGATCGACCGGACGGTCTCTCTGCAACTGCAAAAGCAGTTGCAGAGGGAGTACTTCTTTCGACCTCCCTCCAGGGGAACCGAAAGGGTCCCTCTGCAGCAGTAGAGGAAATCGTTGTTGTAGTTCCTCGTCCGGAAGGGTGTATGCCCTTGTGTACTGCAGATAACGAAGCGATTGAGTTTGTAGGAGATTCTCTTCTAGGATGCGTGATTGCACTGTATTTACATGAACGGTATCCCGAAGCTGATGAAGGATTTTTGACACGGTTACGAACACGGTTAGTAAATAATAAATCGTTAGGGGAGCTTGCTACACTTATTGGATTTGGAAAATGGATTGTACTGAGTCGACATGTAGAACAGATGTGCAACGGGCGGAAGAATCTACGAATACTAGGATCGATGTTAGAGGCGTGGGTAGGGGCTATCTATCTGGACGCTGTGAAGAAGGATGCTGGAACTGCTTTTAAAAAGGTTCAGACATGGTTAATCACTTTGTTCGAAAAAGAGATTGATTTTACATCCTTAATTGCAGAGGATAATAATTTTAAAGATCAGTTACTTCGATTGTATCAGGCACGGTTTCATCAACCTCCTAAATACAAGGAAGTTGCGATTGTGGGACCGTTGCATGATCGAACATTTACGATGGGAGTATTGAATCCAGACGGAAGTGTATTGGTAACTGCTACGTCTCGTAATAAACGAGTGGCAGAACAGGAAGCCTCTCGATTGGCACTTCAATTGTTAGGCGTTGAAGAATTATCAGAAGAATAAATCAAACTAAATAGAAGGGATGGAAGGACCGAGAAAGGGACCGCCCAAATTTAAACTACCTCTTGATCGAAGCAAAATACGAAGAACCCCTGCTCCTCCCGATCCGTTTCTTGTATTAGAATCGTATACAGCAATCGATCCTATTGAATCTGAAAAATATAGAAAGCCTAGTATACCCTCTACGGAATCAACTCTTTCTACAAAATCAGATGCTACATCGGTACTACCGGTTCCAGCAGAGTCCAAAGCGGCAGAACCGGTTCCAGCAGAGTCCAAAGCGGCAGAACCGGTTCCAGCAGAGTCCAAAGCGGCAGAATCGGTTCCAGCAGAGTCCAAAGCGGCAGAACCGGTTCCAGCAGAGTCCAAACCAGCAGAGTCCAAATCCGTTGCACCTGTGAAAACAATGGCTGCAAAACTTGAACCAACCGACCCTGTTGTAAGTAAATCACCTCCTTCTGAAACACTTGCAATTGTAGAAGCGAGTCTTACAAAAGCGCTTGAGAAAGATCCCGTGGGTGTAAAACTTCCTGTGGAATACAAAACAAGTAAATACGATGGGTTTATTCCTTCTACCCGAAGAGCATTTTCTGATTTTATGATTACTGCGTATCATAATTATTATTTGAAAGAGATACCCAAAGAATTTGATCCAACCGTATGTGAAAAGATTAAAACGGCTTCAAAGGGAGAACAGAAGGCATTTGCATATCAAAACTTAATACGCGATTATATGCAACGAGCCAGTCCGTTTCGAGGTATTTTGGTAAATCATGGATTAGGAACTGGAAAAACATGTGCATCTATTGCAGCAGTAGAAGCGTTAATGTCATCAGGTCCTATTATTATTATGACACCTGCTTCATTAGCAGATACCTATATATCTGAAATACAAAAATGTGGACCGTTTCTATTTCGAATTAATAATCATTGGGAGTTTATGAATATACCTTCGATTGACGAAGTGACACCTGAACTTGCCTTCTTATTAAATGTAATGAAGTATACACGGTCGATGATTCAGAAACGAAAAGGAGCCTGGATTCCCATTCCCAATAAACCTTCTAATTTTCAAACATTGTCTGGATCGGAACAAGATGATATACGGTCTCAAATTGATGAAAATATTCGGTCCCGTTTTGTGATTATTCATTACAATGGATTACAAACAAAAGTAGTGAAAGATTGGGCATGTAATACACCGCATATGTTTGATGGAGCGACCATTGTGATAGATGAGATTCATAATTTAATTAAACGAATTAATGGAAGTCATTTGGAACAATTTTACGATGCGGCAAAAGACTACAAAGAATCACGCGATATGGTAAATTATATGCCAAATTATTGTAAAGTTCCCAAACCTTACAAAATAGGGTATTTATTATATCGAATGTTATGCAATGCAGTGGGTGCAAAAATTATTGGACTTTCAGCAACACCTATTATTAATTTCCCCCAAGAGCTTGGAATCTTGGCAAATTTGTTGGGAGGAGATATACGAATGGTAGAAGCATCGGTTTCTCTTGAAAATAAAGAGAAGGTTCAAACTTTTTTACAACAAAACAAAGAGCTTGATTTTGTAAAACTGATTCCTTCTTCTGAACGAGGAAAAGTAATTGTACAATTTACACCTATTCAATGTGGATTTGAAAAGATTCAATCTGCATCCGGTATATTTCAAGGGCTGCGTCGAAATGGTGCATCCATGACCGATCCAGAGGAGATTGAACGGGAACGAAATATAGAGGCTCTTTATGAACGTATTAATAATGCATTACAGACAAGTGAACTAAAGGTTTCACTCGGAAAACCTACCTTTTTATCGAAACAACGGTTTCCAGATTTGCAAGAACCATTTGAACAAAAATTTATTGATAAAGATAATTTAGTAGTAAAAGAGAATATAAAACTTGTAATGATGGCACGATTAAGCGGTCTAATTTCGTATGTAAAAGGTGAAAATCCAAATATGATGGCAAAATCGATTGAAGAATTTATTCCGGTCGATATGAGCCTCCATCAATTGGGGGTCTATACACCCTTACGCAAAAAAGAACTTGAAATGGAAAGAAGAAAAGTGTCTTCAGCATTAAAACCGGCTGCTGAAATGTATTCTCTTATTTCAAAAGAGCAAACGTCTAGTTTTAAAATATATAGTCGTGCTGCCTGTAATTTTGCATTTCCAGATGCAATTGATCGTCCCAAACCTTCTATTGGTGCTTCAAAAGAAGACAAAGAGGCAAAGAAAGAAGGGGAAGAAGAGGAAGAAGAGGAGGAAGAGGAAGAAGAAACGTCTACCAAAGATAACAAATCGGTGTACAAAGCGTTGCAGGAAAAGGCAATTCAACAGTTTCGTACAGATGCAAAACTATATTTTTCCAAGGAAACTCTTCCCATGTACAGTCCTAAATATCAAAAAATGTTAGATATTTTGGAAACATCTCCTGGTTCTGCATTAGTCTATTCTCAATTTGTTTCGTTAGAAGGATTACTACTATTTTCAATTGCATTAGAACATCAACAGAATTATGCACGATTCGATATTGAAAAGGTAGGTGGAGAATGGAAATTGAAAGAGATGCCAGAGGATAAGAAATTACGGTATATTTTGTATACAGGAGGTGATAAAGATGAAAAACGTAAATTGTTACGTGCTATTTTTAATGCAGAATGGGATAAACTTCCTTCAACCCTTGCTGCTGAAGTGAAAAAGGTAACCGGATCCGATCATAATAAAAAAGGTGAAATTGTAAAAGTATTTATGATTTCTCCTTCGGGTGTAGAAGGAATTAGTCTTTCCAATGTTCGACAGGTTCATATTATGGAACCGTTCTGGAATAAAGTCCGTACGGACCAAGTGAAAGGGCGTGCGATTCGAACCTGTTCTCATGCAGATTTACCACCTGAAGAACGTGTAGTCAACACCTATTTCTATATTACGCAATTTAGTAAGCAACAGGTAACAAACCGAGATGTAGATGAAACTTTAAAAATGCAAGATAGTGGAAAATCAACCGATCAACAAATTTTAGCCATAGCAGAATCAAAAGAGAAATTAAATAATTCTATTTTAAGTCTGATGAAACGGTCTGCCATCGATTGTTCATTGAATAAAGGTGAGAATGGCTTAACGGAATCTTGCTATTTTATTCCAGGTACAGCTACTAAAATGTCACAAAGTATGGAGTATATGTTTGATCCAGATTTGGATCGGCATATTATGGAAAGTGCTGTAGAATTTAGGGCTAAGAAATAGTGAGTCGTTTCGCAGCAAGACGGGCACTGCGACGAAGAGTAAGAACGGGTGGATCAAGTATATGTTTCTTAACCTTTTTAACAGTGTCAAACGTCTCCACGGTCTCCACGGTTTCCACTGATTCAGCCATTCTTCGTCTGGAACATGCTGTATATTGATTTCCCAGTTCATATCCAATATCATAGGAAACTATCAGAGGAGAAAATATAATTGTTAAAATGGAAAGAGAACATAGTTTTAGAAATTGGTCAATCCGTTCATCTAACGTAGCGTACATTTTATTTGATTCATTTGTTGCTAGATTCGATATCCATTGAAAAGTATGAAACATTTGTAAGGACTACGCTATTATATAGCGTACTCCTTAAATAAGAAAAAATGGATTAATGTTTTCGTGTACGATTCCGACGACGCCGACCACCGTTCATTGCACGACGAGATTTGATAGCTGGACGACTTCCATTCGAACGTTTATCGTCTTTAATATTGCTTGTGGATACAAGCAGGTCTTTTAATGCATCGGCTTTGGTATTTGCCTCTTTGAATCCTGCAACCGACTTTTCAAGGATTTCAGGGTAAAGTTCATCCATTAATTCAATTGTATTAAAATCGTTGTACATTCTGTAATTAATCAAAAAGTTTAAGATATTAATAGTATCTTTATTGGAAATGTGATACCCGTATTCTTCTTTAATGAATTTTTTAATATCACGGGAAATCTCTTCACTTGCTACTACATTGCGAATGACTCCCAGTAAGAGAATAAAAATCTTCTTTAGTTCGGCAAGTGTCTTAATTTTTGTACTTTTATAAAAGATACCCGTTTTATTGGTATCTTGAATTACTTCATTAATAAACTCTTCAAAACGTAATACTTTTGCATTATAATAAATTACCTTTTCACTAAATAGTTCAAATAGCTCTAGTACAAGTTCATGTTTATCTTTTGAAAGATTCATATTCTTTTTAATCAATTTAAAAGCTTGGTTGACAAGTTCTACCCGTTCTGCTTGATCAACGGCGACCATTCCTCTACAGAGTTGTTACACTTTTAAAAAAGATTCAGAGTAGATCCCAAACAATCTTTAATAGCATCGGCTTGGGCGAACGCATCGGGAGTATTCATAGAATTTGCCAACGATTGATAGGAACGTTTGATAGTTCCCCACGGCTGACCTGCAACTGCCAAATTATTACGAGGATACTTTGCACCGGACGCTTGGCAACCTGCGGCTCGAAAGGCACGACCGAGACAGTCGGGAGAAAACGGTCCCAGTGAATCATCCCCTACATCGCATAAATCAATTTGTTCACCCCCTATGGCTAAATATTGTGCGGCTTGTTGTATCTGTTTGGAACGCCCGCTCACAATTGCATCTGTCAACGCACCGTACGCATTTAATGCTGCACTGATAGAAATATTTCCATTTCCCATTAAATCGGGTGTTAAGGTTACAACATTCGCTTTGGAAAGAATATTTATTGCAATCGTATCCGATTCCATCGGGGCAGTTCCGCGAATAATCATTTGCAGTAAAGAACCCGCTCGCGTACAACCACGTGCAGATGCTAATGCCGAGAGACATTCGCGACTTAATTTTCCATTGCGAGGGGCACAGAGAGGAAGGGGGCGTGTAGGTGTTGTTTCACCCACGACATTTCCATTTTGATCCATAATAGGTGTGGAAGAGATTTCAGGAGGAGCAGGGCAATTATTTGCTTGAAATGGAGGGGTGCTGCACGAGCCGACCGGATCCGTTGGATATTTGAGAGATCCATTTGAATTGATAGGAACACCATATCCTTGTGAATCACACCAACCACACTCAGCAGTCGTTGCTTCACAAAGGGTGATTCGTTTGCAGAGTTTAATATCTTCCATGCGAGCTGCCTCATCTAAGTTCCAATACCAGGTTCCAGTTGGATACAAAGAAGGAACAGAACGATCAATGGGACCGGTACTGGTTCCTAAGGTTCCTACACTAATTCCATCAGGGACAAACCACCAACCGCATCCCTGTTTTGCACGTACGTCACGGGTGAGTTGCCGGGGATGCCGAGCTAACCGGCAAGTCTTTTCATCTTTTGCACGAAATTCAATCAAAGGGTCGAGTTGAAATCGATTCGTATAATCAACGGGTAATTGTCCAGAGACATTCAAAGCTCGATTAATTTCAGTAGTTGTCAACCCAGGATTTATATAGAGACTGTTAGAGACAGGTAAATTTTGTTGCTGTTGAACAAATGCAGCTTGTTGAGCAGCTGTTCCAAATTGTTCTACAACTGTTGTTGATGTAAAAAATACTAATAACAATAATGCAATCAATAAAAGTCCTATCCAATACTTCATTCCCTATATATTTTAAAGATAAATTTAACAGTCTATAATTTCAAATAATAAATCATGGATGCGGAATTGGTATGAATTTCAACATTCCTACCACCGATGCACTATATAGTGTTACGATGTTCAATACTAAGTTGTGTACCGCCAAGGTCCCGTAAGACTTAATTTAATTTTTAACGGTAATTCTTAACGATAGTAATTCCTGGAATGTTTTTCCATGCATTAACGCGTCCTAATTTTGTAGTTATTAGCAGCATTAGAATATGTATTCCAATTATTTGGATTAAAAGCACGGATCTTGCCGCTATAATACTTGGCCACCCCTGATTCAGTAACCATTTTTGTATATACATCGTCTTCAATTAAGTATACAGTTTCTCCAGTTGTTAATTGTCTGGTTGTAGTAACTAGGATGTCCCTACCAATCCAGAGACCATACATTATTTTTAAATTAGAAGGAACATCCCTTTTATAAAAGGTGGCGTCATCCAAATACGTTTGATTTCCTTCTTTGGGATGTAAGAAGAAACCAAATCCACTGTGACGCAAATATCGATTGGGATAGTTGTACGATTGAAAACTAATTCCAGCTGAATCCGCTAATCCTTTCACGATACGAAAAGATGAATCTTGTTTCTGAATGTCTGAACCATCAATTATATTTGTAGAAAGAACAAACCCTGAATGACGAAATACTGCATTTGGTTGTCCAATGGGACCTAAACTTACTGTTCCACTTACAATGCCTGGACGGATTGATACAACAGAGACTCCTTCTTCCAATCGAACTTGTTGATTTATTCCATTTGCCGTAATATACCGAGATGGAAAATTCTTAGATTGAAACATTAACATATTGGGTGCAACACGTGGTGTAATTCCAAAACAGGCAGACAATGTGTCTTGAGACCCATCTTTATTTGCCATTTGGAAAATACGATTAAACATTCCTTGAATTCCTGATATGGATCCATCGGTAGAAGAAGTTATCTTTTGAACTGCCTTTGTATCTACAGAACCATTTTTAATAGGAGCAATGGTTCCGTTTGGTGTGCAGGTACGAAAGGGAGTTGCACTTAACTGCTTCGCAGTAGCACCGTATTCACCCTTTTTAATACCACTGTAGCGATCTCCAATTGATACATAAGTTGCAGGTATGCTAGATTGCACACTGGATCCTTCAAATCCTTCCTTTCCTGCATTGCGATATAAATAATCCATACATTCAGGACTAATGGGAGCCTCTTTGGGAAGTAATCCAACCGATCCATCAGGACCGGCAACAATCTCTTCACAGGGGGAGGCAATTTCAAACCCAAATAACTTCATTGCAGCGGCATTTACAATCTCACGGGTAGCAAGAGTTCCATTCGCATTTAATCCACTTGTAGCAACTCCAAATAAACCTGCAATATAATTGGAAATAGAGTCTTCAGAGCCCTGGTCTTGCAATTCTTTTATGGCATCTGCCCCACCAACACTAGGAGATAATTTTCCTTTTACGCTATCCCCTCCTGCTGCCGCAAACAGACTTAGGAGACATTCTGCCGTATAGGGAGGTTTGGTACAAGGAGAGACTTTTCCAGCTGTAAGAGAACTTCGAAGACTTAGCAATGGTTTTCCAAAGGCTAAGGATGCATCTTCCACATAGGTAGGAGGCAAAAAGGTGGCTGGAACGGTACAACGGAAACTAGCTATTTGACCAGTTCCTGACCAAATCCAATATTGATTGGATAAAACCATGGGAAAGTCTTTTGGACGAGGAGATTGAATCAATCCACTGCTGGAAAAACTTCCAAATCGTTTTGTATCGGAACGAACCGTTCCTTCAAATGGGATAGCAGTTTTGTAAGCATTTCTAAGATCGTATGTATTTTCCCATTGAGCAACAATAGCTCGTACACCGCGTTGAATTCGTCCAAACTGTGAATCCCGTTTGCTAGGCTGGTCTGTAAAGGGAAACACGGTTGTATTCGTGGCACTGTAATTATCATTAATTAATGGTTTAATTCCGTAACAAGTGGCACCTGCACGTTTATCTTCTGGACTCCATACATTTACCTCTTTCTTACCACATCCCTCTCGTGGAACTTGTGTTGGAAAACGAGGGGTTCCATCACTGACGTGTGCCGCAAAACACCAATCAGCACCCGCTACATGAGCACTTTCTAGTTCGGCAGTAGTGGCTAATCGTGATCCCAACGATTTGCATAAATTTGCTGCTGTATTTGGAGTTAAATTATATCCACCATTACTGACGGCGTATACTTCAGGTTGACCTTTGGTATGAGTTGCAAATTCTTGAATAACCTCTAGTTCTAATAAATCTCCTTCTATTACTGGTTCAGTAGTACCTACAATTAGTTGATTTTGAATTTGTGATAAATTTGTTTGCGCGGACCCAATCTCTTTTCCACGAGATTCATTTGAATTAATACGAAATAAGCGTACGATTGTACGACCAGTTCCACTAGGAGAGAGTAATCGTATATTGACAAGAAAGGGGCGTTTTTTACTGTCGTAAAGAAAGGGTCCACCAGGAGTCACTTGGGCACATTTGGCATCTACCACGGGAGCCGACGGTCCACTCCATCCACCGGCAGTGCCTGCATCCAAACATTGCAGTCGATTGACTCCTTTTTCACAAGAGGCGCGATCTAAAAAGAAAGAATCTGGCGGGCAAGCGCCTGCCGTTGGTTGTGGAGAAACTTTCATTACATTGGCGGCAGTTCTATCATCATTATCAATATACAATCCTCCTACCCATTTACCAATTGTAGTATCAATTGATTTGGTTCCTTCTTTAATGCAAACCCCGCAAATTTGGGAAAAGGCGGGATCGTCTAGCATTGCACAGGTGCCCACCCCAGCCTGTTTTTCACAGATAGAAGCCTGTGCTGCAATTTGATTCCGTCCAGGAACAGAGGCAGCACTCGGTACATTTACAACAGTTGTATTGGTAATCCCTCCCCTACGATTTGGAACTTTAGCCGGAGTGGACATAGAGGATTGCAGTGATTGATTCATTCTAGAGCCAGTTGGGTCTGAAATAGGAATAATTCTGTTTAAGGATGTGACGGTTTGAGTAGCCGCTAGCGGATTATAATATGTATTAAATCCTTCACGTTGTCTATAATAAATAGCAATCGTAAATATTACTAAAAGAAGTACGATTCCTATGAGTGCAATTTGCATCCCCCTACCTTTACATTACATTATCGGGACGAATGTTGGAGGCAGAATCCATTTCACGGGTAATGATCCGAAACACCATATGGGTCTGACGATTTGCATTAATAACACGAGCGTTTGTCTGGGCAAGGGATGCCAACGTAGTTCCTAATGCTGTATCATTGACAGCGCCGCCAAACGGATCCCGTGCCACCGAACCCGTGGTGGGGTCGGTAAATCGGGATTGAAGAATAATATAATTGGCGTATCCTTGTGCATTGGGTCCATCTGTAATAGTTCCGCTTGCACTATATGCAATTCCTACAACAATATGACCGGATCCATTATTGATATAGTCTTGAAAGTCAGAAGCAGCAGCAGCAGTAGCACCGGTGGCAACCACATTTTGAATATAAATGCGGTCGTCTTCTCCAAAAGCGCTTCGAATGAAATAGGTTTTTGTTTGAAGAAAAATATAATTATTTCCAGGTATATTATAAACACTATTGTTCGTAATTCCACCGGGATTTACATTACTAAGTGTCACTCCAGAAATATCCAATGCATCATGGGTGGTGGAAAGAACATCAATAGAGGGGCGTTCCAAGCGAATACTTAGTTTCTGCAAGGAACCCAACGGGGTGGGTTCATAGACTCGTTGACATTTTAGAAATTTAGGAATCATACTGGTGTAACCCGCTGGATTGGTATTGGATGTAGTACAATCAGCTTTCCAGGTGGAATCGTAATGAATCATGGCAAATGTGTTATTGTCTTGATCCGGATTGGTGCTGAATCCGTTGGTATTTAGTTCCGCAATGCGGACGGCAATGTAGGGGAAGGAATACACGTTATAGATTCGTGTTGTATCATAGACAGGGGAACCTAGCGTACCGGTATTACGAACTACCATATCGAGCGCTTCGGTCGGAAGAACCGCTTTTACAAATTCAATGCGAACAATATTGCGAAACCGCTGGTGAATGGCAGGACTTAATCCATATCCTAATCGGGTATTTCCAGGATTGAATCGAATGGAAAAGTTGTACCGATTCTCTCCATTATCACGACTCCAATCACGATCCAAAGAACTTAGAAAAATATTCGTCTCTTTTTCAATGTATTTTACAACCGGTTCCTGGGGGATTACATAATCTTGCTGGCGAAGCCCTAACGACGGGGGAGGTGGAGTAGGCTGGGGAGGAACAATGGGATCGACCACGGGTGCAACGGCTTCCTCTCGAATTACCAATTTGGGGGGAACAACAACAGCAGGAGTTGCAATTCCAAGTGCAATCGCTTCTTCCTCTCGCTGTTTCTGAATTTTTTGCATTAAGGTGACAGGATCTTCCGTCACTTCCAAAGAGTCCTGTGGAAGACGAAAATTGGTAGCAGAGACGGCAGAACGTTCGTCCATCTTGAAATCAGGTCGGTCTGGTACTTCTAACGCCGTTACCACCGGTCGAACGGATGCACTTTTCTTCTGAGGAGCTCCTGTAATCACAGGCTCATTCCGTTTCATCCAACTATCCATTTCACTTGTTGTTTCACGAATCACTTCTTGATTCAATCCGTTGAGTGGTTTACTGGTCCCTTGTTCACGTGCCACTTCATGCATGTAATGTTGAACTATTTTCTGAAGTTTCGTATCTACTTTCTCGTTAATTGCAGTCACACCGGTTTGACGAGCATAATGTTGTCGGAGAAATCCAACTAAGCGGGCGTAATTTGAATTGCTAAGAAAGTCACTCATATTCTAGAAAGGGTGTAGGTAAATTTGCCCATAATTTACCGTTAACACTTATATGCATGTTTTCTGAATTACTGTATCCAATTCAGATTCACGTGTCTCATCTCCAATATATAAAATATCACGAAACGTAATCATGGTATCGTCATCAATTTTACTTCCACAAACTTCTTCAAATGATTTTCCTTTCAACAGACATAAAATGCAATAGAGGCAATACATGCCACATTCGGATTCCTTCCGTTGAAATCGAATGTCATTATACAATAAGGTAGTGCAACCCTGATTTCCACATATCTTCATAAACGTTGCAATGCGGGTAGGAGGGCGCATACCGTAGGAATCGAAGTAATACATGGATCCAGCATGATCAGGTCCCGGAACATCAATATAGGCGCACATCCAATGAGATCCGGGTTGATCATGTTCATCTAAATTAAATACAATTCCAATCTTTCTTGTTCCTTTTGCATAGGCATTTGCTAGATTCAATTTACAGAGTTCATCCACCACACAATGCCCCCCTAGATCTTTTGCAAAATCAATTGGCACGGGTCCAATAAATTCAAATTCCGGATTTGCATCTTCGTATTGATTCAAGACATCTTCGATATTGTAAGAGTCAAGCCATTCTCGATTATTTTTCATCCACGTAGATGGTTTTTCAGGACGAAAATAGGTTCGTAAAAGTGTCTTTTTTTCAGAGGATTCGATGGGAGCTTCTTTTATAAATCGATACCCACCGCGATTGATTTTTCTAGTTTTACTTCGTTTGTAAGCATTTTCTATCTTTGCAACGGTTTCCGGTGGTAAACAAGACTCGTCTGCAGCTCGATGAAGAGATGGAGCACACTCTCTATTTGTTTTCATCCCTACTTTTACTATTTATAATATTTCATACGATTAGAATGGGTGATACTGCTCCTCCTGCTCCACCAACTAAAATTACAACTGGGTGTAAAACAACATATTTTACCAGTTTATTTATTCCGATTGTGTCTATTATAGTATTATTGTGTTTCCTATATATTATCATAGCAGTACCGGTTGATATTACATCATTAGCCTATAAACCAATTATAGGAGGAGCTCGACGTGCCTTTGGATTTAATATAATTTAACTCCTCCCATTAGAATGAGTAGTGTAGCAATACCGTTGGCATTTCTTTTGATGGGTGCAATTGGAGGAGTCAGTTATTATATAGGTCAATTTGCACAACCTGCCGCCAATTCATACTATACAACAAATATACGATTTATTTTACTTTATTCGTACGGTGCTTCTCTTTTACTCTACGGTATGGCACTTTATTTTTTTGCAGCATTTCCTCAACTAGGTCCTAAATATTTAATTTTTCTGGACGGTCTTCTTATTTTAGCAAGTTTAACCACTCTCTATTTTAATACTTGGCAAACAAATCGAACCTATGTAATGCTTCGAAATGGAGGGGACGAATCTATTTTAGCTCCCGACTCCCCTCAGTTTCTAGGATATGCTGCTACATTAGTTGGTGTTTTTTGTATCTTAGGTGGACTCCTCGCATCGTTTCAAACTATGCAAAACCGTCTTCATCTTCTACTCTTACTTAATATCTTAGTCGTTCCCTTTTTCTTTCTAAGTTCTGCTATATTAAATACATTTGCATTTAACAATTATACAAATCAATTCCAAGTATAGAGGATGCAAACAATTACATCAGGAGTTGGAGGGCTTGCTGTGTTTTATACTCCTATCATAGGGCTTATTGCTGGATTGTTTGCTATGATCTATTTTACAATTTTACCATACGAAGTGAATGATGTAAATCAATCTATATTATTTCCAATTCTAATATTGAATTTATTAATTTCCGGTATATCATTGCTATTGGTCTATACATTTGAATCTCAATTTACGGGAAATATAATTCAAATATCATTAGCATCTATCTTTCTACTAGCTCTTCCAATCACACTAATGAATTCTGGAATTACATCTATTATCTTTAGTAATTGATTAACTACTGCTATTACTTAAACTATGGAACAAAACAAGAATTCAAATGGCAAACGTAGCTGTTCCTTGGTGTTTTATAGGACCTGCAGGAAGTGGAAAAACAACCTTGGCACGATCCTGGATTGAAACTGCTTATAAACATCCTTTAACACTTGAAACACGCACCTTTACTGTTGCAGATGATTATACAGTTCGTGTAGCAGCCAGTGCCCATCATTTTGAGATTGATGTTCCGAATCTAAGTATGCAAGACAAACAAATTATGGGAGAGCTATTAAGCACATTCTTTAATGCAGGAGATGTATTAAATAGTATGAAACTGGGCGGGCGAAAGTTAGTTATATTACGACGGGCTCATACATTGTCGTTACCGGCTGCAATTCGAGTACGTGCTATTTTACAACAGTATGTGCTTCCTGCAAATGGAACAGGAATGATATGGATTACCGCTCGTGAAATGAGTGGACCCTTATCCATTTTAGAAGATGCATTTGTACGGGTTCGTATACCACGTATTACGTATCCTGTTTGGTGTTCCAAAGTGGACAAACTGTTTCATACTGCAGAAGCGTATGAACGACTGGAAGGAAGAATAGAACGCGCCGATAAATTGAAAGAGTATGGAATTACAACCTTTCCCAGAAAAATATCAGATTATTATGATGAATTAATATGCGCTATGATACGTGAAGAAGGAACAACACCTTCTTTATCTTGTGTCAAATGGATTCGAGCCCGTGTCTACGAAGTGTTAGCTTTTTGTCAAAATGGACCCGAAGTGATTGATTCCATTGCAGCAGCTCTTTTACGTCAAAGCGATAAACTAGAGGCAGAACATGTTTGGAAAGGAATGGAAGTGCTAGCCAGTTCTGAGCCGCATACATCGTATCGAACTCCGTTAGCCTTAGAGGCTGCTTTTTTAGAATTATTTGAAGTGCTACGAACTTCTAAAAAAACAGTAGTCAAAGTAGGAAAGAAAAAGGATGCAGATGAGCCTTCAACAACTTTATCTTCGGCGGTGCCCGCGACCGCCGTTGCCACCCTTGCCCTTCCCGCGTCCGCTCCAGTCAAGCGAGTTGGACGAGGCAAAGCAGGCAAGTAACAATACTTGGGACGGTGGTGCTATTCGTACTTCCTTGAAGACACTTGAAGCACATGCCTACGATTGCAACTCCTATACAATTCTTATATGGGGACATGCTCCGCCTCAAATAGCCCAACAAGCAGCCCACTTGTTAACGTGGTTAGGTGCCGCCGCAGGATTTCAAGTGTATCTGTTTTGGAATGACAACAAACGAGAAGTAGAAGCAAATGAATGGTTAACACCTGAAACGGTAAACGGCGGATTTGCGGTTCCAGGTATACCTAAAATTTATATATATCGATCGGAAGAGTACGAGCGAGTTTTATTACATGAAACGATTCATGCATTAAAATGGGATTGGAATGATCTAACGGTTCAACCGTGTTGGAAACTTCCAACAAATTCTACGTTAATGCCAACTTTGTTTGAAGCGTGGACTGAACTGTATGCGGAATGGTTGTGGTGTTGCTGGTTTGCTCCCAACGATCCAACTGCATGGGACCGACAAAAACAGTGGCAACGGTTTCAAGCGGTCCAGATTTTAGCAAGGGCTCCGACTGTTTGGAAGGAAACCACCAATGTGTTTGCATATTATGTGCTAAAAGCAGCACTGGCACCTCAATTCAATCTATTATTGCTGTTAGGAAAAGAGGTAAATTCGATGGAACTTTGTACACCTATGTTGGACCGATTAAGAGCAAAAGCGCAGACTGTGAAACCTATCAAATTGGCGTTACGAATGACAAATCCATCTATCCATGCTTAATAAAATGAACATCTTTTGTTTTTGTATCTATGGTACACAACCAAAATATACCCAAGGAATTGTTGAAAATTTACAATGTATTCAAAAAGAGTTTCCTACGTTTCAAACAATTATCTATTATGCAACGGATGTTCCAGAGACCTATCTTAGTCAGTATCGATCCTTTGCTAATACAACTCTACAATCTATTTGTACAGAGATTCCAATGATGTCGCGGATACTAGGATGGAACGCAAATACTACTTATTTTTTAAGGGATGCGGATAGTCGCGTCACACCCCGCGATGCTGCTTGTATTCGAGCATTTTTAGCCGCTGCGAAGACAGCGCATGTAATACGCGACCACTTTTATCATAAAAATAGAATTATGGGAGGAACCTTTGGAATACGTGTACCATCGGATTGGAATCTAGAATCGATGTGGAACACTTGGAAACAAACGCAAACGAATCTTCCACAGTATGGAACGGATGAAAAGTTTTTACAGGAAGTCATCTATCCTCTTATCAAGCATGATCTGTTATTGCATACAAATGTAGTAGCGTATCTGGGTGAAACTCCTACTCTCATTCCTGTGGAACAAACATCAGATACTGATTTTATAGGAAATGTGTATGATCCTACTCCTGTGTATACATATCAGAAATATATTACGGAAGAGCATATACATTTTCTGTATAGCCAAAATCAACATCTCCTCGTGGCGTACATTGCAAAAACATTTTCTTGGAATCAACAGTATGCTCTTCTTGAAAAGTTTTATATTGCTAACTATTATACGAATCAGTTTGAACAGTGTCAAGTTTGGTTAGCCAAGTATCGAAATCAAGTGGTCGATGAACATATTATTTTTAATTCCTCGTTTTTGATTCCGCATCTTGGCAAAAAGATTATTGCCAGTTTTAATCCGGATCGAATTCCCAAAGGAGATGAGTTTATTATTCAATACGGAGAATATCCTCATACAGTTGATTGCTTACCATATTCCAATATATGTTGGAGGCACCCACTCTATTTCAATCAAGTGAAACATGATCAAATAGAATATCATCCTTGTTGGACATCGATTGAACAGATTTATATTTTAAATTTGGAAGAGCGAAAAGACAGGTACATGCACTTGTTGGTAGAACTATGTAGGATGTCAGCTCCGTTGGATAGAATATATCACTACAAAGCCAAAAAGGAAGCTGAAGGACCGTACATAGGAGCCACTCGAAACCATTTGAATGTTGTCAATCATTTTCTAGAAAAGAAGTTCAAGCATTGTTTAGTGTTAGAGGATGATTTTTTGTTTCATTCCAATCTTAAAAAGTGTCAAACGCAATTGCAAACCTTTTTTGAACGAACGTATAATTATCAGATTTGTTTTTTAGGGTATTCGAAACAAGGGCATATTGAGTCGTACGATGATTTATTGTGTAGATCGTTTCAACCCTGCACCACCAGCTCTGCTTATTTACTCAATGCTACTACAGCAAGTAAAGTACAAGAGTGTTTAGCAACAGGTGTGCAGAAGATGGTAGAAGGGGGGAGCACGTCTATTTATTGTTGCGACCGGTATTGGGCAAAACTGCAATCAGAACCAGGGTTTTATTTGTTTGCCGATAAATTAGGGTATCAACGGATTATGCATAGTGATATTACGGGGAAGGTGAACTATCATTTTGATTAAAATTGGAAGGAATCTCACTCTACACATTCTCTTGCTGCGCAAGAGAATTCGTAGATTAAAATTGGCAAGAATTTTAATCATTACCTCTTGCGTAGCAAGAGGTAATGATTAAAATTGATATAAACACTGTAACCTATACCCTATATATCAAATAAACACAATGGGAGTCCGAGGATTAAAAGCGTGGTTAGAATTGAATTGTCCTGCTACACGCGTAGACTGGACCCAATTTAAAAATACCAATCTCGGTATCGATATATTACCTTTTCTGTATCATGCAAAAGGGCGTGGAGACTGCATTATTACAATGGTTGCTACACTCGTAAATCTACTACGCTCACATGGTTGTGAGCCAATTCTATTCTTTGACGGAAAACCACCCTCCGAAAAGTCAGATGTGGTAAAAGAACGGACCGCTATTCGCACCACTGCCGTTACCGAACTAGAAGTTCTTACCAAAGAGTTGACCGAGGGACCCGATCGAGCCATTGTAGAAATCCAAATTGAAAAGCTTCATCGTCGCAATCCCAGTGTAACCTATATCGAACGTGATCTTGTAAAGAAGTTTCTATACACCATTGGTGTTCGATATGTAAATGCAAAAGGAGAATCAGATCCGCTTCTAGCCTATTGGACAAATTCAAAGGTTCTTTCAGCTGTACTATCCCCTGATATGGATTTGCTGCCACGTGGTATTGAATATTTAATTCTTCAAAATGAAACTGGAGACTGGGTACAATATACTCTTAGTGCAATTCTTTCATCCGTACGATTGTCATTAAAACAATTTCAAATGATGTGTGTACTAATGGGAACCGATTACACCACTACCATTCGCCCTGTACCCGTTCGAATTGCATATACGGCAGTAAAAGACAAATCATCCTTTCGTGAACTATACAGTTCCCTTCGTCAAAAAGAATCGGATATTCCTTCATTGGAATCCGCACTTTTGTTGCTACAAGGAACTACGAATACGCTGGAAACTCTTCTAAATGAAAATGAAATTGTTCGATGGAATAGTACACCTCCCGCAATAGAACCCGAAGAGTTTCTTAAATTAAAACTGAAGTATTTCCCGTTAGAGACAGAGATTGAATTTCTTCAAAGTCCCATCATCATAGTATAAGCAGGATCTTTCAAGATTGCGGTTGCCGAAAACACTTTCCAAAAGGTAGCGATTGTTAAAATAAATAAAATAAGAAATAGAATTGCTGATAGCAATATGTAAGGAAATACACGTTGTATAATTCCGCTCACAATTGGATCTAAGACAGATTGAATCTGGGCTTGCAATTTGGGAGTACGGATAAATCCCATTATTTTTTCACCAATATGTTCAGTCATATCAATAGTAGCTTCTGTATATCGATCGCGGTTGGTGCTCATTCTATCCCGTAGTAGGAATCTCTTTTCGGGCAACAAATCGCGGACTCTTTTCTATAAAAGAATCAACTTGTGGACTAGACAATGGAACCCTTGTTTACATTTTCTAAGCCTGTAAAACATGTAGAAGATAGTATTACGTGGCATCGTCTTGCTCTCGACCATCCATTTGTAGTCGAAGGATCTTTTTCAACAGCGTGCCCCCAGGGATCGCATTCTTCTTCTTCCAGCCTTTCCTCTACCCGGATTTGTTTATTGAACAGTTTGCTCGCAACAAAAGGAATTTTCTCATCCGTTCCTAGCTTTGCTCATCTTTCTCAGCTTGCACCGCCATGGACTCTTCTTCCGGCAACCAGTGGAACCGGTTTGTCCACGTGGTCTCCCGTTGTTCGATGGGTCAGCCCCTCTACTCAACCGTCTTCTGTCACATTACTCGCTGTTTGGATTTCTCGGTCACTGATTGTTCCCGAATTGAGAGCGACCCCTCTTCCTTCCGATCTGATTGAATTGGATGGGGATGAGTCTCCGGAGTGTGAGGAGGTGGAAATTCCCTCTTCCGAGGACTCCGTGGTTCATTTGAAGGACCGTGTTGCACTGCAAAAAGAGGCTCGCAAAGAGGTTCGTCGCTTGCAACAAGCTGCACAAGAGGCATCCGACCTTGCTGATGATGCAGAGGCAGCTTTTCTTCGGAAATACGGTGAAGCGGTGTCCGACGATTCTGATTCCGACGATTCCGATTAAAAAATCCTCTCTCGACAGGTAGTAAGCAAATGACGGACTCTCACACCCTTCTGATTGGCGCCCTTATCGTCGTTGTTGCAATTGGTGTTCTTTACTTAGTTGATCCTACACTAGGAGGTGCTCTTTCGTCTTTGAAGCGTATGGTGGGGATGGAGGGGTTTGAGGGCAGTGGAATGGGAGACAGTTCTATGCCGGCTATGAATCCTACCAACGGGCAGGCTTCTGCAGGAACGGGTGCAGCTCTTGCAGATGCTGTAAAGAAAGCCTCTGCTGCACTGGGAGGCAACAGCACGACTACCAATCCATCCGGTCTTCCTTCCACGGATGGAGCTCAGATAGGAAATTCTATCCTTGCTTCTTCTCCCGATAGCCCTGCAGTTCCTTCCGGTGGAAGTGCCTCTCCTTCCAGCATGTCTGTCACGGAGAACTTTATGAATCTTAGCCCGTCCCCTATGCCGTTTCCCGGTGGCAGCCCGCCTGGCAACTGCTACCCTACCAATGCACTGAAGCCGCAGGATCTTCTTCCCAGTGATGCTAATTCGAAGTGGGCTGCCGTCAACCCCATGGGTGCCGGTGATATTGCGGGCAAGAACTTCTTGAGTGCGGGCGCGATGATTGGTGTCAATACCGTTGGGCAATCGCTGCGCAATGCCAACCACGATCTGCGGTCGGACCCTCCCTGCCCTCAGGTTGTCGTCAGTCCTTGGCTTAATACGAACATTTCGCCGGATCTTCTCAGGAAACCTCTCGAGTAATCCGTTTTTATACTATAAAATCATATTATTTTTAAAAATTCAAACTATAGTTTATAGTATGAATTTTTAATCCTCAAAATTTTTATTACAAATCACAGTTTTCAAGGTTTAAAGCTTCCAACATAGTTATATGTAATAAGATGCCTGCAAAACTAAGTCTTGAAGCCGTAAAACTTTCATTTGAAACTGAAAAATGCAAACTCCTTTCAACAGACTATGTAACTAATAAAAAACCATTAGAATATATTTGCTCATGTGGAACAAAAGAAATTCATAGTATTACGTATTCAGATTTTCAACGAGGGATTCGTTGCAAAAACTGCCGTCTAGATAGATTAAAAGCGACTAACAAAGAACGATTCGGTTATGAATTTGTAAGCCAACGTCCTGAAACAAAGGAATCAACTGTGAAAGGTATGTTAGTATATGTTGCTAATAAAAAGCATAAGATTGAAGATGTAATTCAATATTTCAAAGATAATAAATGCACATTATTGGAGACAACTTACAAAGATTGCCTAACCCCAATGAAGTTTTTATGCCTTTGTGGAAAAGAAGGAAGTATTGCATATTCATACTTCCGTGAGGGGCAACGTTGTTCCGATTTAACCTGCATGGATACTCGTAAAAAAGCAACGAACCTTGCTCAATTTGGATCTATCTCTTATACCGGCACAGCTGAATACAAAGAACGATATAAAAAGACGTGTTTAGAAAAATACGGAACGGAACACGCTATGCAAAGTCTCATTGTTCAAGAAAAAACAGAAAAATCAGGTCACGCCTATCGCCCTTACACCTTTCCATCCGGATTAATCGTGTCAGTGCAAGGCTATGAACCGTTCGGACTCACTCATCTTTTGAAAACGTATAAAGAGGAGGATCTTTTTGTTGGAAGAGCTTACCAACCCGAAATTTGGTATAATGATGCAACCGGATCCAAGCATCGTTATTTTAGCGATGTGTATATTCCCAAAGAGAAACGCATTGTGGAGATTAAAAGCACCTGGACGTTTCAAAAGGGCATGAAACAGGGGAAACTTTTATTGCAGAAAGAAGCTTGTATCAAAGAGGGATATGCCTATACTCTTATTACATTCAATGAGAAGGGTATATATTGTCCTGAAATGACAGTATAAACCAAGATACTAAGTTCTCTTCTATATACTTTCTAACCATAATAGAGATGGAATGGCTTTTTGTAGGAGGTTTAGCAGCTGCCGGCATTGGTGCCATGGTATACAAACAATCATCCTATCCGATGAGTTATGTAAAAAGTACAGTTGATAATGAACGATATTTAGTTCGAAACATGGACGACAAACAAGAAGCCGCCGATCGGTTAGCGCGAGTCCGAGACTGCATGGTCCGTTTACGAAACGCGCTGGAACAGAAATTTCCTGAAAAACCGTTTGTACAAAATATACTAAAGAATTGTGATTTCTCAGCGGATCGATTTAGTGAAAGTACTCCCGACGCCTCCTTCACCTCCTATTCAGTGAACAAAGGAGAAAAAGTATACATGTGCTTACGACAGCGTGATAGTTCCGAACGATTGGTAGAAGAGAACATTTTAATCTTTGTGGGATTACATGAAATGACACATGTAGGAACTTCCAATATTGGGCATACATCCGAGTTTTGGAATAATTTTGCATGGGTGTTAGAACAAGCTGAAGCGCTGCATATGTATAAGTACCAGAACTTTGCAGCTCATCCTGTTGAATATTGCGGGGTCCATATTACGGATTCCCCCAAGTATAAGGAAGGGGTGAAAGATGATTTAACTCCTACCAAGTAGATGGAGTTATTACAACCAAACTCACTAGATTCTCTTGGAACAATGACTCTACAGATTGTAGATCATTCTTCTAAAAAAGAGTTTTCTCTTACCCTTGCATCGTTTGAAACAATTCTTTCTTTAAAACAAGCTATCTCTCTCCATTACGAAAAAGATTTTTCCTATTTACCGAATTTTCTTTTTTTGGCAACGAAACTGAATGATTCTCATTATAAACCAATTGAATTCGAATATACAAAATTAGAAAATGTATTTCCGGATCCATTTGTATCGGTACCTGATAAACGATTCATAAACGAAGCAGGAACAATTACAAAACAATCTTACGTATCACACAAATATGATACACTTGAAACATATAACTTTTCTATAATTCATTTGTGGACAGCTGCTTCTATTGTAGCAACATTATCTGATAGAGCAAATCCATTTCAATTTAAAGGGCGTGTTTCTGTTTATTTTCCATGGATTCAATCCTATATTACATTGAATCCTCCTAATAAAGATGAGATAAGTTCAATAATTAAAAAACGTCAATCATCCTTGTATGAAACATATAAACAAATAGATTCTTCTTTGCATGATAAACTTTTACAACAAACTATACAATCAGTTCAGCTTACTCTTATTCATAAATTTCATGCACAATTACCGGGTCTTCCTAGTATTAGTTCAGATGGGATTTATGATATATTTTACAATATGAAAACATCTAGACATCTTCCATTTATTCGATATTTTTCAAGAGGAGTTGTTCCCATCTTAAAAATAGCAAGCGGACCTGGTGGAATTCCATTTATTACAGATGTTACAGTTTTAAAAGTTTTTTTAGCGGATAAACCGGATAGTGATGAATCATGTATTATGATTAAAGTCCCAATTGAATTACCAAATATTCGAATTGTTCAGAAGGGATATTCGTGGACATTTTTATTATATGAATCTGGACATACTGAAGTAAGATTAGATGAAATTAAAGCAGGTGAACCAATTACATTTTCATTAATTGCACGTGCATTTGAAATTCTTCCAAAAATTCTTGAATTGATTGGATGGAAATCAGATATATTGTCTCAAATTAAACTTTCCTATTTTTCAGGTGTTTATTCGATTACATTAAATAGTGCAACAAATGAAGAATATAATATAGATGAATTACGAAAACGTATTTCAATGTATAAATCATTTTTATTTGAAAAAGGTATGGAAAAAAAACAAATAAATCTACGATGGATGTTATCTCCTTTAGGAGATTTATCTATTTTTAAAAATATAGTTCAACGAACAATTTATTTATATAGAAATCATTCTGAGAAAGAAACGTATACGAATATATTAAATCAATATGGTATATCAAGAACAGAAATCGAACCTGAAATTACACAATATAAAAATATTATGACAGACTTAGCTACTTCTAAAACAGATATACCAGATGAACAATTAGGAGCTTCTATAGTTCTTACTATGAATTATCCTACTTTTACAATGAATGTTGAACACATTCATTCTTCAAATGAGTTAAATTTATTTATGACAATCATACAATTATTAATTAGTAATAAAAAAATAGAAAAAACGTTAGTAGTGAAGAATGAATCTGAAGAAGAAGAAGAAGAAGAAGAAGAAGAAGAAAGTAATGATTTTCCTAGTAATGATTTTCCTAGTAATGATGCAGTGCCTGAAGAAAAATCTACGAAAGTTCTTACAGAAGCAGATATGAAATTTAAAGATGAAAAATATGAATATTTAAGTGATTTAGAAAAAGCAGATGTTGAATTATTCAAATATACATCCACTACCGAGAAGGGATATTCCACAAAATGTCAAAAACCTCAGCAACCTTATGTATTAGAGCCTAGTAAATATAAAAATATAAAAAAATTATACGAAGATCGAGTGAATCTAATTGAATATCCAATTTCAAAAGATAAATATTATATTCTAGAGTTTATTAATAAAAGTGTAGGAGAACGTAAAAAAGTATCTACAAAGAAACCAGATGGATTTACCGATGCTGAAAAAGTAAAAATGGAAATAGATGGGCTAAAAATGGGATTTCCATTGAAATCAAATCAATCTTTTTTAAAAGAAAAAGCACCCAAGGAACTAAAAGATTTAATTGAAACACATGCAAAAAAAGAGGTATGGGTTGTAGCGCGGGCAGGTTCTATGAGTCCCAATTATTATATCTGTTCTAAATATTGGTGTGCAACTGATAAAATGCCAATTTTACTTGAAGATTATACAAGCCCTACTATGTATAATGGCAAATATAAAAAAATAGTTCCAAGTTGCCCTTTTTGCGGGGAACAGAATGTATATAAACGAGAAGGGCATATTTATGCTGGATATTCTGACAAATACGAGCATCCCAAAAAGTATGTTCTTCCTTGTTGCTTTAAAACCTTTACTAAATTAAATATACCTCTAGATTCTTTAGCAATTCCATCTGAAAAGGGGGATACACTTACTGTTGAAACGATTGAACCGACAGAATCTATATATTATGCACCAAAAAAACAGATTACTATAGAAAAGGAATTAACCATTAAAAAAATATATTCTACACATATATTAAGTTCAGGATCAGGATCATTTCCATTAGAATATGGTACCTATGGAATTCTTCCACCACAAATGGATAAACTACTTGGACAATCGTCTACTAAATACCAAGAAACAATAGGATCTAAGATAAAATTGTTAGAAGAACCAAATGCATTTATTCGATTTGGATGCATAACTAATAAATTATTGAAAGGTCAATCATTCCTTGAATTTTTATCCTATATTATATACGTATCCCATCAAATGGGAGATGGAATTGGAATAAAAGATTATTTATGCCCTCATGAACTGATTGAATGGATGTGTGTGACAAACCGTGTAAAAATGGCACGAGCGTTTGAAGCTGCAAATTATGGAACACTGGTCATTGAATTTTATGATAGAGGGGAACCAGACGTGGGGCAGGAAGGAAGTTCCTATACAATTGAAGAATTTCAAACATGGATGACCGAAATGAACTTGGCAAAAATGGATAGAGCCTATGTAATGCGATTCTTTAAAGCATGGCATCGGTTTACAAACTATATACGAGATTTACATGAAGAAAAAGAGCTACGTATATGGGATGGACTCCTCTCTACACCTGGTCTCTTCAGTAAAAAAGGTATATTAATTTTACGTATTGCACGTACTTCAAAAGATGATATAAACCCACAAATAGAATGTTCACCTTTGGGGGTAAGTCTTCGTTCACGCAAAACAGATCCATCGATTCTTCCTATTTGCTATACAAAAGATTTATCAATCATTGAACCGCTTTTATATATAAAAAATGAAAAAACTTATTATGGAACAATCCTACCGAGTGTAATTGAGAAAGATAATAAACTAAAAAAATTATATAATCAATATTTAGAACCGACTGTAGGATGTGGGCGAACAATTGAACCGATTCATATATGGGCTATTCCTGATACAGCAACCGTTCCAATTCCAGCTCTTGGAGCATTTCTTGATTTTTTAAGAAAAGATAAACAATATAAAATTATTTCAATCTTTCGTGAATATACAAATCGTGTATTTGGTGTTTTATTTGAACAAGCTAAAATAAAATATTATATACCTGTAACCGATGATGGAACCATTGATATAACTATACCTTCTATTTATGATTCAGATTCGATGCCTACACCACCAATAGAATCATTATATTCACTTCTTATAACATTAAGTGCACACTTTCCATATTTAGAACCTATTAATTTACGATATACAATAGATAAATCTACCGGTAAAAAGACATATGTTGCAATATATATAAAAGCTAAATTTCAGATTTTATTTGAACCCTATGAAGAAGGAACAAAAGAGAATATATTAAAAACGGCTACATTAATTGGATCATTCCAATGGGAGAATGATAAATTGTTATTAAAAAAGGCAGACAAATTGTCAATTGATTTAATGAATCAGATATATATTAATCCAGTTGAATTATTGGAAGAAGCGTACCAACATCTTCGTATATCTTTTTCAAATTGGTTACATCGAACAAAAGAAGGAACCGCTACATTGAAACAGATTGAATTATTAAGAGCGGCACGTTCTTATCTTCCACTCTATGAACTTCGAAAACGAGGCGATATTTTATTAGCCGGTTTAGTTGAATCTTGGATAACGAAAGAAGGAACGGACAAAGAACCCAAATTATTACGCGAAGATTGTTTATTGTTAGAAACTGATAAATGCAATGGAATGTGTGCACCTGTTGACGGAAGTTGTAAGATTCATGTACCCAATCTTTATGGAAAATTTGATAATCCTGCAAAAGTACTTTCTGCACAATTAATTGATGAACTTCTTCGAACGAATGAATCTGCGTATGAAGTATTAAAAAAAGAGCACCATCGTGTAGAACGACTTCGACCGCCTACAGAAATTACAAAGGAAGGAGATACCGTGATTGTTTCTTTTGATGGGCGTGGAGATGATTCTTTGTATAGACGATTGGGATTGAAAGGAAGACTTCCTACAGCGTATACATCAGGAATAATATATCCTGAAGAAGTCAGTGCTGAAAGATTAGGTCAAGAAGTTGGAACAGAAACAGGACTGCCGTTTCTATGGGAAGAAAATGGATGGTCGCGATCAGTCGAATCGCACGAATTGAAAGAAGAAGATTCTAAATTAGTAAAACAAACTATTTTAACTAAATTATTACAAGATATAAATATGACCTATATTGAATTTGAAACATCCTTTCATAAAATTCACCCTGGTGAGTTTACATGGAGTGCATCAGATGTTAAAATTCTTTCAAAATTACTAGATATAAATATAGTTTTAACCGAACGAATTAGTCAAACAGGAACATTGAAAGTATCTGACATTATTAAATCTAAAAAAGAGAATAACTATTTACTTTTTGATGAAAACAATTTTCCTCTTCAATTTTACAATGGAACTCATACGATCTATTCTGTTTCATTTGATGATCTTCCTTTGGATGTGCAATCTGCAATAGAGATTCGATCTTGAATAAAATTGATGATATAATGGATTGTATATATATATAGTATATAAAACCATGGAATGTGCTATTTGTCTCGATCTTTGCAATAAAAGCACCAGAAAGCCGACATCTTGCTTATTTTGTTCGGCAATTTGTTGCAGGGCATGCCTTCAAACCAGTCTTCTAACCGAAGATACTATGGAAGTGCATTGCCCAAGTTGTAAAGCTGTTTGGAACCGTGATTTCATTGATATGAATTTTACAGCTGTATTTCGAACTGGTTCATTTGCCAAGCATCGTGAAAAGGTGCTATTGGATGTTGAAAAGGCGCGTCTTCCTGATACTCAAGATGACGCGGCTCGTTATAAACATGCGGTTGATACATTGATACCCTTTGAATTGAAATATAAAGATCTACAAACTGCACTTTATAAATCAAACGAATGGTCACTGTTCCATCAAGTAAAAGATGCTCTTCTGCGACTTAATGATTGGAAAATGTCTCAGCGACAGATTTATGCTAGTAAATTATACACGGAACCTTCAATAAATCATAGTGTACATACAACAAGCGTTGCAAATTGTGTACGCTGTACTAATACACTGCAGACAATTAAAAATACGTACGATGAATTACATAGAAAGCTAACCATCTTAAAAAAATGGTTTCAATCACAATATGATATATGCCCGCTTAGCATTGAATATAATAAACTGGTAGTCACCCATTATTCGCCTGAGATGCAAATACTACGAAACGCTCGATACACACATGGATATCCTGAAAAAACTGCACCAGCAAAGGTGAAACGAGAGTTTATCAAAGCCTGCCCTGTGACTGATTGTCGTGGATTTCTATCTACGCAATGGAAATGCGGTATTTGCAATGTTAAAGTTTGTAAAGAGTGTCACGATCCCCTTTCTGCAGAAGAAGTGGAATCGGATAGTCATATTTGCAATGCTGACAAGGTCGCCAGTGTGAAACTGATTGCTGCCGAAACTCGCCCGTGCCCGAAATGCAGTTCTGTTATATCAAAGGTAAGCGGATGCGATCAAATGTTCTGCACCGAGTGCAAAACTCCTTTCAGTTGGAAAACAGGTGAAGTCGAAACCGGTCACATTCACAACCCTCACTACTTTGAGTGGATGCGAAAGAGCGGTACTGCTATTCCACAGGCTCCCGTGGGAGTTCTAGTCTGCGATATGGATCATGATACGGTGATTGATCAACTTCGCACTAGAAGTTATCATAATCATAGAAGGTTAGTCCTTCCAACAGAAGACCAACAACTTTGTGAAATTATCTATACGCGCTACGCGCATATGCAACATTCACAACATGTAATGAGGTCTCTTCGTAGGCAACTTACGAACGCGGATGAAGAAAAACGAGTCCTTCGTGTTCGCTATCTTACCAATGAACTTACCGAAAAAGGTTGGAAAGAAGCCTTGCGACAGATAGAGAAGAATCATCATCTGATTAGAAGTCGGATGCATCTTCTTGAAATGTATTTGGCATCCTTTCGCGATATCTTGAATACATTCTTGACCTCTACACCGATGGATGTAATTAAACAATTGAATCAGTTATTGCTCTTTACAATGGAACAATATGATCTGATAAATACACGCTGTCACTCGACTGCATTAATTAAATCATTTATTAATCCCTGGACCGATACATATTGGACTCCCCCGCCGCCCAAGGTGAAGAAACCGCGGAAGAAGACGGAAACAACTGCGGAAGATGCAGAAGATGCAGAACCTGCAGAAGCTACGCCGACAACGTTAACCGTTGAGTAGAAGCTTGCACCTTTTTTAAACGGTCTGCAAAAATAGCATCCACCTCGTCTGCCAACCGATTCAGTTTCATCACTCGAAACGAGCTTTGATTCGGATGTAAGATGACTAACGCCAATTCACTCACTTTCATATCATATTTCTTCTCCAAAATAGTTGCATAAATGTTCAACTGAAGAGTGTAATGCCAATAATTGGTATCAGGTAAATGTTCTACCGGTTCTAAACCACTTTGATACGGGTTCTCTAGTTTAATATCTTTGGCGCGTTTCCAATCGTAAATAGCAATGGTTCCATCGGGTTTCTTATAGACCATGTCAATGGAACCGGCTAATCGAATCTCCTCGTAAAAGACAAGCCATTCCGTTCGAAATGGAACGTAGCCGCCTGGAATACGAAACTTGGTTTCATACCGCATAAAATAATCCCATTCCACTCCTTCTTGGACCGTATAATCATCAATAGCAACATTTCCAATTGGATCTGAATTGTAATAGTGCTCAATATCTAAATGCATGCGAGTACCGGCTTCGGAAGCCGCTTTGCCGTTTGCCGCCCACAAGTCTTTGATTGCTGTCGGACTCATCCCCCAATATTGATTCGATTCATTCCATTTTTTACCCCGCATCATATTACTAATTACTTTATCAGAATCAAAATGACCGAAAAAGGAATGTACAAAACCGGTACATGAAATATCGTACTGACTCCCATCAATCGTATATTTGTGGGTAGGTTCATCAAAGCTGATGCGGGCATCGCGAACATGGGCGTTCACCACCGCTAAGCGTTGCCACGAAAGAGCACCTTCTGATGATAATGGCATATTTTTATACTATAAAAATATATCATCTACTAGTTTAAATGCTTAATAGGTAGTTCCTACGAGTGCCATCAAGGCACGCCCGTAGAGATTTTCACCTAGTATGCGGTCGCCATCAATTGTACCACTCAGATCACTTGATCCTCGCGTATAGAATGCAAGGCGGGTTCCAGTTTCACGTACCTTTTCAAGAATCGTTCTGAATTTTTCATCTTTGGCAAATCGTTCTTGTACATAAGCTTGCAAGATAGGAGCTTTTATAGAATTCCATTTGGCTTCATCAAAGAGAGCCCCTTTCTTTTGCATTTCTTTCACACTGGATTGTTTTATAATCTCACGCCCTTCTTCCTCCTCTTCCTTCTTGGCAAGATAGGACTGGTGGAGCGTTCCATGGGAACCAAAGAGGGTTACGCCTAATTCAGGTTTGTTAGAGGCAGATTTAAACTTCTCGGCTGCCATTGCGGCTTCCAAACTGGGATAAAGAATGGAAGAATTAGATCTATCCTGGTACGGGAACCAATGATAAGTAGATAGGTAACGAGCCCAGTCTTTGTGCTTCAATTTCAAATCATCCTTTTCAGGAGATCCGTAATGAAACCGCAGTATAGGTCCCTTTACAGATGTTACAATTGCTTCAACAACTGGTTCACCGCCTACAAGAGCTGGTGCAAGTTCCAATCCTGGTTCAGCAGCTGGTGCAAGTTCCAATCCTGGTTCAGCAGCTGGTGCAAGTTCCAATCCTGGTTCAGCAACAGAAGCCGCTGATGCCGAAGATTCTTCCAAAGATGCTAAATCAATCAATTCATGATCAACGGTTTCATCCACTGTAAGAGTTGCAGCAGGTGTATCTTCTAGTTCGCGAACAGAAAGGGAGGGGAGAACTGTTGCAGGACGAGGAGATTTTACATCAAGTTTAGTCCGTTTGAAGAGGAAGTACCGATGCAAATTAGAATAGGTTCGAAGACTTGCATCCATACTATAGGAGCGCCCTTTGGAAATTTCATCATAGGTTGCGGTAGATACCAATTCGCATCCAATCTCTTGAAGACGAGTTTGCAAATACGAAAAGCTAACCAAATATTCAGTATAGGTATCTCCAATACTGGGGAAATATACATCAATTGCTTGACCGATTCCTTCTTCTGTAGGAGGCAAACTACCAGTTTGCCCATCGTCGTATTGTTTTCGAATCGTCCAGACAATCCCTTCCTCATTCTTTCCCTCGTAGGTATCTCCTTTGGAGAGTTTCATAAGGGTGTTTGCTACAGTATCTCCATCAAAACAGCATCCAATAAAGTATCCGTTCAATTTAAGAGATGCTGCAACATTCAGAAGCCAGCCGTCCAACATGGATCTATCGCGAAACATAAAGTGAAGACTGTACATGATTGCTACAACATCGAATCCACCGCTTGCAATACCTGCCATTTCAAGAACAGCAGGAGGAGCATCAGATTCGGAATGACCGTACAATGTTCGTAAGATCTTTCTATCTTCAGGAGTGGATCCTGCTGTACCATCTTCGTAGGGTACAGATGCATCGGCTTGGACAAAGATCATGGGAGCAATTCGATCGCGCCCCCCCTTCTCTCGAATTAATCGAATATAGCGATTGTAAATATTATCGTGAATATCTGTAAATGCATTTTCAGCAATATCGCAACCAAGTACAAATCCCGCTTTCAATTTAACCCATTTATTTATATCTCCTCCCCTTCCACAGGACATGTCCAGCAGAAGCGGCTTTTCGAACGATTCTAACGTAGGTTTCAATAAAAGTTCAGATTTAATATAATTGTGAAACTCTTGCATCTCTTTGGTGAACGATTCACTTTTGTTTTTACGCCCTGATACATAATATACTTTCGTAATGTCAGTGGATGTACCAGATGAAAGGATTCCATCGCATATCATTTTACGCGTAATAGGGTCGTGAATCGATTTCCATACCGATTTCGCAGTTTCATCGTCATTCATTGTTCCTCCTACACGACCTTCGTGATATTGAGCTGTTTTATCCCATCGAATTCGAATGGGTTCCCATCGGAATCCAGCCGTTACTTCTGGATGATATGCCATTTCTACAATCATACGATTCTGAATCGATTCTTTGGTGCGGGTTGTATAGGCACTTCCATCAGATGCAATCGGAATATTGCAAATAGATGCATGAGTATCGTAGGGTTCGCTCACAAATTCTTTGGGATGATATTTGTTTCGCTCCTCTTCCAAAATGGGAAGCTGTTGTAATATGATTGCACGAGCATCCTTTGCTTCCATTGTAGAATCAGAGCCAACATATAAATGAAATGTTTTATAAAGGTGTGCATCATCTTCCTTCATTCGAACCGTTCGACGTTCCAATGATCCCCCTGCTTCGGTCATTTCCGTCATGACTAAGAAGTCAATCGTATTCTCTTCCGCAGGTTTCCATTTCAATTGAGCAATCCACTTTCCACCTCCTTTGGGCAATGCAGCGTTGTTGGGTGTAAAGATAAGCCCATCCGTATGATAGGGTGAATTTTTCCTATCCAGCACAGTTTTTGCCTGATGAAAGATATCAAATGGATCTGATATATCATCTACCGGTTGAAATTGTTTGACTGAAATTTTAAGAGACATGTCAGAATAAATAGTAGGTTTACCCTCTTTAGTCAGTGGATAGGTGTAAAGAGTCGCATCGGAGGTAAGAAGTTTTATAACTTCGGTCAATTCAGAAAGACGCATCTTTACGTTGGACTCGCGCGAATAGAACGGATAGATAGAAACATCTTTTCCGTTCTTTCCGTTGAATATATCAAATGCGTAGTAATGGCAAACCCGTTCAGACTTTTCATTCTGATGGACCCATTCTCCGTCAAGTAACACACCACTCCATGTACGAATTAATGATTCATCAATGCGTCGATCCGTTCCATAGACATTCTGATTTTTGTCAATCAGATAGATGGCACCATTTTCTGCAATAAAGAGCAAACATCGATCACCGTCTGCCTTATCCGTTACATTGTAATCATCAAATCGGATGTTTGGTGTACCAGCATATTTAGATTCTGCCATATTTTCTTTCATTAATGTAAGAGGCTGAGTTCCTACAAACTGTTTCAATTTCTTTGTTTTTTCATATAATGGAATTTCTGTCAAGGTTGAAATTGCACGAAGAACGGCATGTACAGTTGAGTTTCGAAGTACCGTAAATGATTTCTGAACACCTCGAAGGATATTCTGAATTCCAAGTACAAACTGTAAAACAGTTGAATTTTTCTTAGTAGAATCTGTATTTTTAATCGCTTCTACCTCTAGTTCATAATCGACGGGTGTACTAAAGAGACGCGCATCTTTTATATGTTTTACTGGTATATACTTCCGTTCAGTATCTTTCTTACTTTGATGAAGTTTGGAAGCATCGTATCGAATTCCATCCGCTTGAAACGACACTCGTTCGATATAGCGAAAGATTTTAGGACTTGCTGCCCATGAAGAAAGAGCGGCACGAACCATTGGATTATCATTCGATAGTTCAATTTCTCGGCGTAATTTTAGTTTTACACTAAACTCATTCCACCATACTTCATCGGGAGGAGCTCCTTCGACTGGTTTGTCACGCTGTTTTAAGAGTGCATGATATTGTCCAGGTTTTAGCATTCCTGTCTTACAAAATTCATCAATGGGACCCCTTCCAACGATTGTGATACGCAAATTGCGTTCCAACAATATATTTAATTTAGGGGGTTCAATTTCAGGTTTTAATCCAATTTCTGTAAGATACTGAACGACGTTCGTCCATTTTACATAATCGTTGATAGTGGGAAAGGTGGCTTCCAATTCGTGAACCGAGGAACTATTCCATCGTGTCCAAATCGATTTGACCTGATCTTTCTCTTCTTCAATTAGAAAACTCATCCCTCTATTTATAGAAAGATATTTGCAGGCTTAGGTATAAATATACCAAGTTTATCAATTTTAATCTATTTAAGAGTAAAATTGATAACAATAGTTTTACAAAAACATATGTATCAATCAAATGGATACACTGCAGCAATTCGCACGAATTTGTTCGGAAAAGTATCACGAAGAACTTGCAAAAGATATAGAATCGTATGGATTTATAATAAAGGATGACTCTATTTATATAAAAGTTTCCTCTGGAACGTATCATAATATGGAAGATATAGTAAGAGGACCACATTCTGCAATTCAACGCTATGCATTTCAAACGCTAAAAGAATGCCCCGTCTATATATGTAATTATGTATGCGGGGAGATTGCACAAATGGAACGTCGTCGCCGTGCTGCAGCAATCTGAACGATTTGTTCAGACTTTTTTCCAATTGTTTCAATACCAATGGCAACAGCGTCTTTCTTTAACTCTTCCACCGTTTTAGAGGCTAAAATAGAAAGACACGACAATGCAGGAGTCCAACCGGCACCAGGTGTGCGATCGACCCATTCAAATAGTTGTGTAGGAGTGGACCATCCTTTACAAAACCGTGCCTCGTCTCCTTGTACAATAATATTTATAAGAGTAGGATTTTTGGTAAGAATCGCTTGATCGGCTGCTGGCCAGAATCCAAAATGCAAAGAGTCTTTCCATACGACACAATGAATTCCTTTGGCTAAGCAAAAGAAGTCAAATAGTGCAGACATTTCTTTGCACGTAAACAGGGCAGCCCAATCAAATCCTAGTTTTGCATGTTTTAAAGCATAAATATCACCACCTACGGCAGCTCGAGTTCGTAGATGCGTTTCTAATAATTTTTTAGTCCATCCACGAGAACGCCCGCCGTCTGAACTGTATAAACTAGGTATAACAGCTTCCAATCGAATCGCTTCCTCTTTCTCAATTCGACGAGCTGTTAGAACTGGTGCAGTGCTATACATCGGATCTTCAATTCCAATTGAAAGAATATCAAGTGGGCGACCCATTGGATATATATTTAGTAATTCAACTGCTTTTGATACAGGAATTACTTTTGGTACAGGAACTACTTTTGCAACCGGCAGTGCAACCGATTCAATCTTCGGAAGAGAAGAACGCCAGATTCGAACGGGTTCTTGAACGGTCCAGGAAGGAAGAGACTCCGTTCGAGTTGGATTTTTCTTTATTAGTTCAACTAATTCTGTAAAAGATACCATCTTATATAGAAATAGACTATATAACTTTAAACCTACTTTTTCTTAGACAGTGCAGGATGTTCTTCCATAATGGCTAATTCTTTTTCGGAAAGGGGTTCTACTCCTAGCGTACTGAATAATAGTTTACGATCTTCAATAGAGGAACGATTCGTTTTTGTAAATTGAAGAAAGGTGTACAACTCTTCAAAAATAGGTTGCGGCACGGCAGCAACATTAAAGAAAATACCATTTATATTTTCACTATATTGAAATTTATGTGTTTGTAATATGCGAACGATCTCAATTAACTCAGGATTCGTAAGGGACCCAATATCTTGCAGAAATTGTTTTCGGCGATCATATTCTTCTAACGATAATGTACCGGACATGAAATCCTTCTAAAAATAGATGCGATAAATTACCGTATAATTTAGCGTACAGATAAGGTGGGTTCCTCCACAGTATGCAATTTTCCAATCGCAGTAATAAACGGATCATTTGTTTGAAACCGACTCCGTAATAGTTTTACCGATACATTCATTCCAACTTCAAGTGCAGAAAAGACTAAATCTCCTGAATGCAACTCGCGAGGAATGGTAATTCGCATGGCGTTATCATCTGTTGAAAGGAGTGCAATCGCACCCATCTTATTTAATTTATGAATTTTTACATCTATGATTGAATTTGCGGTAGGATAGTATACATCACAACTAGAACGACAATCGTATAATACATTTCCAGTAAATCGTCCATGTTCATAAAGTCCCATGCTTTTCGCAAGCAATTTAAGAGACCCCGTTCGAACATACCCACTGGTATGGCATTTGCTCTCATACGCTTCTCGTAACTTTTGTTCTAACAGATGGCGAATCGCTTCGGGTGAATCAACTGCATTTCGCTCTTTTGGAGAAAGGCTCACCCGTTCATCCAAATAAATGGTGGTATACATACTAGGCGCTGCCACTTCCTCGGTTGCCATGCTTGATTCCATCTACTCTCTTTGATTAGGCTTCATTTTTTAAGACTCCCATTTAAATTCAAGTTGAAATATTTTTTCTGAAGTGGTTGGTTTTCCCTTTTGAATTATTACTTTTTCTGCACGTACTGTATCTATTAAGGATAGAATCCATCGTAGATTTGTTTTTTCTATTGATTGAAATGCACGTAATAATATTTCAATATATGCACAAATCGCTTCACCAGTTAAACTTGGACCATCTGATTTATTTAAATAAAGTTTAGTATCCTTTTTTAATTTTATAAATTCTAATTCCGTAATTTTATTTTCTTCTTGATAGGCATATAATACATTTACAGCTGTTAGTAAAGGACCTAAGTTAGATGCACCAACACAATTAAATCCTTTAAAGATTTGTTTCTTTTTTCCTTTTAATGTTTCAGTATCGAATCTTTTAAACATTATATTTGTATCACTTTTATTATAATTTTTATTAAATATATGAAACCCATACAAAAATGAACAATTAGTTAACCCATCCAGAGGAGGCATTATGATTGATTTTAACTCATCTTCTGCAGCAGGAGAACATTCTTTTATTACATCACCTGTCTTACAATATTTTGTAAGAATTCCTTTTCTTGAAACAGACATATAACCGCCTTTAAATAATTCTGGATTTCGAAATATACCTCGCAAACGTGTATCCAGGGGAGTGGGACTTGTTTCTCTTTGAACAATTCCATATAATAACGCATTTCGTTCTTCTAGAGTCAAACATCTATCAATATAATATTCAATTAATATTTTTTGAATATGTACAAAGTCCTTAAATCGGTGTGGCATCCATTGAATATATTTATACATAGATTTTTTAATTCCTTCTGGAGCAGCTCGTTTTTTATCATATGCATGTTTAGAATCTATAAGTTCTTCTAGTTCATGAATCCATTGCTTTATTTTTCGAATAACCGTTTCTTCCAAAACAGATGCTGATTCAGTGTGTTCAACTGTACGTACGGATACAAAGGGTGAACGCATTTTTACAGGTAATCGTCCATATGATTCACCTAATCGTAAACGAAATGGTAGTTCTGATTCTGTAATTGAAATCGGTTGTACAACAAGATACCCGTTTTGAATTTGAAACATTCCTCGTGTTCCATCCTTTTGTTTAATTAAATAGTAAGGATTGTTTAATTTATTTCGAAATCCAATCGCAACGTATTCCCATGGAACAATATTTTTAAAATAATTAACAACAAACTCTAATGGCATGTATACTCGATTATATTTTATAAAATGCGATCTTAATATATTAAATTGTGTGTCAATTCTGCGCATAGCATCTTCATATTTATAAGTATGAATATCAGAACCAATTTTTTCTTCAGAAATTTTACTTTCGCAAGTATATGTACAATCACTTACGAAATCACAAAAACTAGAATATGGTTTATCAGCTAAACTATAAAATTTTGTTTCATGCCCTTGTGCATCTATAATATGCCGTGTCTTACGACTATCTGAAAAAAGTACATGTTTATGAATATTACAATCAAGGGCGCCCATTTTTAAAGAGCGTTGAATAATACCGATTGGAATCGCTTTTCTTGCAGCAATACGATATGCGTATAGATCCGCGGTTTCATATTCAATCTTTCCAGTTCGTTTCATCTTTGCTACATGAATATAAATAAGCGTATTTCGTTCTTCTGGTTTCAATAGCATATGACTACAATATCTTACTCCACGACCAATCACTTGTTCAATTCTATTTAAATGGTACCAGGGGTCTAGAATGTGAATTTCACGAATACATTTTAAATCAAGCCCTTCACTTGCAATGGAAGAGCCGAGAATTGCTTTTACATGGGATCCATAGGGAGCATATGGATCATCCCGTGGAAAGGTTGTTGCATATTTTACAAAATCGTCTATTTTACCAGGTGTAATTTCCTTTTCTCCTGTTAAAATCATAAAATTTGCAGGTGTAAATGCATGATGTGATGAATCGTGATCTTTTTCATGATGTATGCACAATGCACATTGCCGATCAGGTGTAGAAGAAGAGCTACTTAAAAGAGGTTTTGGTTCACCATATGCATTAATTCGAGTCCACCCTGATCGTTCTAATGCAATGGCAAATGGCATAATTCCAGGACTTACAAATCTAGAAAAAACAAAGGACATCCCTTTTGCATGTTGAATGCTATGTAGAATGTTTGCCATTTTTGGAGCATAATTTGGAAGATTACTAGGACCAAATACAGAATCAACCGTTGTTTCTTCTATGTCCCATGTATATTGAAATAATTTCGGATCAGAACCAATCGATTCATGTTTAAAACACAAATCCCATCCTGCTTTCCCACTTGAATATCTTGGATTCTTTTTTGTAGGAGGATAAATAATATTCGATTTCATTAAAATAGGATCTAACATTTTGCTTGTTATATCACTGTCAGTTGTATTTGCTATTTCTTCAGCATCTTCTACACCTACGTCCCCCAGATTTCCCATTTCTACTGTTTCAGAAGTAGTAGCCTCTTTTGATTCAGAGGAATGACGGCTTTCTAATTCTTTTTGTAAAATTCTTCCTGCAGGAGTGGAATCTGAATATTCAGTTGCAACTAAAGGTAGCGCTTTCATAATATTTTCCAATTGAGAATTTAATAATCGAGCGGTCGTTTCTTTTTTAGAAATAGAAATCGTTGGATACTGTGTTCGAATCATATCTCCCATACTGGAAGGTGGAGTTAATCGTAATGGAAAGGAAACAGGATCTTCTCCCCGCATATAACTTACATATCGTTGTGCAATTGTTCTAAGTTTTTGTTCCAATGCAGGTGTTCTTAAATGATTCTCTCTATTAAAAAATTCATCTTGGTTTAATAAGCTTGATACTTGTTTAGTATCGTTCAATATAAGTAGATTCAATAACCCAATAATTTCAGTAGATATATTATACATAGGAGTGGCGGTCATTAATAATAGACGCAATCCATCTGCAACAGGTAACAATCGATCAAGAGTTGTTCTAACTTTTTTACCTTGTGCTGCATCACTTTCTCCCTTTTTATCAGTATCCCCCCCTTGTCGAATTGACTCATCTCGCAAATTATGAGCTTCATCAATAATCATTAAATGATCTGAAAAATATTTATATAATTCGTAATTTTCCATTTTAAAACGTTCTTCTTTTTTAAAATGAGCAGGAATATTTGTATAAATTTTATCAACGTCGTTTGCAAACGCTCCATACCCTTTAATAACATATCGATCATCAATAATAGATTTAATTTTAGATGCAATTATAGTTTTATCATCTTCATTTAACATATCAGATAGTTCTAAATAGGTGAGACCTGTACATTGTGACGAATTCCATTTACGACCGAGAAGAGACCATTGATCATAGGGAAGCTTTACCAATCGGTCTACATCAAAAATTGTTTTTCGAAAGGTAGGTGAAATAGAAGGAGGAACCAAAATAAATACTTTTTTATCTGGATGTTTTTTCAAGAAAGTTTCTGCTACAGTAATGGCACTGCATGTTTTTCCAACTCCTACACCGTGAAATAGGAGTGCACTTGTGTAAGGAGTCTCTGGATTCATAAACCGTGCAATGAACCGTTGAACAGCAGACGTGTCAAATTCGGTTGTACCGCATGTATCCGTTTCTTTTCGAACGGATTGCAAATCTGAATATTCTTTCTTTTCAAATAGATGTGCAGCAAATTCGGGATCTAGGGTATCTGGGTAGAGTCCAAGTGTTGTTTCACGTTCATGCATCCAATCACTCGGATAGATTTCTTTTTGCTTCATAGCTTCCACCACACTATCTCGTTCTATCAAAGAACGGTCAGGATTCCAGTTATCCCACCATTTGGTTCGGAGCTCTTCGGGTGATAGTTTCTTTAATTCACGAACTGCTTCTTCATCATACAGTCGAGCCCGCTCCTCCACCACGATGGGTACTTTGCGATCGGACATCCTCTGTATTTCGTAGAGATATATCTGCACGTGCGTGCACCGAACAAATTGTACCCCAATACGATCGAATTGTTTCTACAATCCGTCGTTTTTCAGGACTGGTGGGTCGAATCATTTTAATTGCATCATCAAATGTATACCATGCAACAGCACTCACTTCTCGACTTTGTACTCGATTTGCTTTATCTATTTTTACATCACTTGTTTCCAGTTTACACATTCCAATGTAATAGACCTGACGATACATAATTCCATTGGAACCTGTATACAATTCTGTTTCAGGTGGAATTTCCGTACTACAGGCTGGAAGTATATGAGACCATCCTGTCTCTTCACGAAACTCTCGAACAGCGGTCATAAATTCTGTTTCGTAGTGAGACCGTCGCCCTTTTGGAAATCCCCATTCAGGTTCGTCCCAACTAGTAGAACAATGTGTAATATACTCTTCTAATTTTCGACCAGTTGTATCTCCTGTATCTTTTAGTTTTTCAAACAAATGTTTTGCATGCTCATATTCGTTTCGGTATTGCCGAGTATTTTGATAATTCCATAATATATTCCATAAATCATCAAATGATTGAGTTAGAAGACGCCGGTGTTCATCGTTTGTCATTTGGTCAATCAATCGTTGGATAAAGTCATTCGAAGAAAGTGTGTACCGACCTCTAAGAAATTCTACATATCCAAGACTATCGCGACGTCGTATCATAAGTACCTGCGGTGTAGTGACTAGATCTTTTGATGAATCCGTTTCCAAACAGTCGGAGGAAGCGGATGGAACTTGCCGTAATGCTATAATTCCAAACGAACTTACAGGAGCACTACACTCCCGAAAGGAATGTCCTACAATTCCACAATTAATGCACTCCATTCTTGCACTCTTTATTTATTAGTATGGTATATAGTTTAAGGTGCCGTAAGAATAAGATTTAGAAAACAAATCCCTTTTACAGAAAGATGCCTCATTCTCATAGACCTATTGCAATGCGCCCATCTGTCTGGGGACCTATCTTTTGGCATACGATGCATATTATTAGTTTAGGATATCCTCAAGAACCCGATGAACAAACACGGCAAGCCGCAAGTTCCTTTTATCAATCGCTTTCTTCTTTAATTCCCTGTCCTGTTTGCCGAATACATTATAAGAACCATATTCGCGAAACTCCTCCCACAACAGAATCACAAAAATCTCTTGTCGAATGGGTCTGGGCAATTCACAATAAAGTGAATCATGATATTGGAAAACAGGAAGTATCGTTCAATGCATTTTTAGATCATATGGAATCTCTTTCCAATGAGACTCCTAGTTCATATTCATTCAGTACAGGCATTTGCATTGGTGTAGGAGTCTCTGTCCTATGTTATGCTTTATGGACTAGCATTCCGTTCAAACAAAAATAGAAAGTTTTTACCAAACCAGCTCCATTTTGCAATCGGTCCATCAAAGAGTGGAACGATTCCATCCATTTTTAATTCGCTCTCTCCAAGCCACCATCGTCTATAAATCCATTCATAAGGAATTACTATAAACCAAAAAAATGATCCATAGATTGCATAAAAGAGTCGAAAGGTAAAGGAACGATACCGATTTAAGTTGGTAGCATACATCGCACCCGCCACTCCAATTGCAATTACAATCATTATCATAAATGATATACCAACATATCTTCCAATCGTAAATAATAATCGCATTGTATTAAATGTATTTTTTTCAGCATATTTTTTAACCACATGATTTGCTAATTCTTTATCATCTGTTAATATTTTCATATTAAATACATCCGTTTTTCCATCTGATCCCGATACCTTCTCTTTGATTTCATCTCCCTTGTCTTTATAATCATCCGGTAGTAATTTCATTCGTCCGTTTTCCAACCAATTTATAATTTCAGTCTTATAGGCTATGATTGGATCTATTATTTGTTTTGCAGCTGAAACTAGTTCTGGATTTTTTTCCTCAAGTATTTTCAATCGTTTATCCAGTTCGGATTGTACTATATTGGCATACATGTAAAACATTGCACGAGGTCGCAACGATAGTATAAATGGACTTGTATAAATATTATTCATATAATCATTAATATCATCGGGTGCTGTTGTAGGATGTGCTTTTAACCAATCCAATGCATCTTTTAACAGTTTTTTTGTAGGTTCGTAGTCTTCTTTGGCAGCAATTCCTTTTATTGCTGCAAGACCATTATTAATTGCAGTCTTTTGTGCTTCAATCGTATCGCGGCTAGCTTTTCTATCAGCAGCCGCTGCTGATCTTTCTTCGGGGGTTGGTTTTGTACTGGAGAACATCCCTTTACCTCTACTAATAGGGAGAAGTATACCGCCAAGTATTAAATTACGCCCACCCCCACGCGTGGGGGTGGGCGTAATTTAATACTACGGTTCCGTAAGAATTAAATTAAGTCCTGCCCATTGGGCAGGACTTAATTTAATTCTTAACGGTAATTATAATTATCTTCTTACACAGTATAATAGAGATGTTAGAGGCACTGCCATTATCTTTTTTTAAAGAAACGGCTGTTCAATTCGTAGAACATAAGAAAATAAACTTCTCCAAATATCCATTTTGCATAAAAAATACTTCTTTTAAATTAACTTTTTTGAAACAGATTCTAGCTAATTCAACACTAACTACTCTTGATAAAACACGACGTATTACGTCGTTTTTGATAGATTTAGCGTATGAGCATCTAACCACTCGTAGTACTGACATTGGAACCCTTGCAGAGACTCATCGCCCTATTTACAAAGAGTATGCATACTATAAACAGGCATTTCAACATCTACGCAATCGCTAACCCTGCAATGGGTATCATAGTCGTATCGTGGTTTTGATTAATTCCTAAGGGAAGGGCGGAACCGGTCTTCATTTCACATTCGGAGCGAGACCGAAACACACGGTCGGACGGGCAAAGATTGTCTTCGGGTGTCTTAACACACCACCGCCCTGTCATATCGGACCCCACGAAACACCACTGCCCGCCCGATAAGGAAGAATCAGAATCGGAATAAGATGGAGAAGGATCTGAAGGACCTAGAGAAGGTGACAACAATTGCGGAACCTTTATAATATAAGAACGGAAGGTCCATAAAAAGAGACAGGCAAGTCCTACAGAGGCAGCAAGAAACAGAATTGGTATCCAATCCGTGGTGGATGAATAGTTGTTCATTCTACTAAGGTAAATCGTTTCAGAGATTACCTTATTACTAGTAGAATAATGCCGGTAACTAAAAAGCGGTGCTTCAGCACCGCTTTTTGTTACCAGTTTTCTAATTATAAATAAGGTTAATCGCAAAGCGATTAACCTTATTTATAATTAGAATGCC